TCAAAGGGCTTCAACTTTTTTGGGCAGATGGATAACTTCTGCCGGTCCCCTTGCCAATGCCTCCACGCTCTTCCGCATCTCTTCAATCTGAAATCCCAGGCTGGCGAGATAACGGTTTGTCGTGGTGGGGTTTTGGTGCCTCAGTATCTTTTGAATCATGCTCACATTTTCCCCGGCCTTATAGAGAAGAGTTGCGCTCAAGTGCCGGATAGAATGAAAGTCAAAGGGCTTTACCCCGGCCCGTTGGCAGATTTTCCGCATGAAATGACAACGTGAAGTAAAAGGGTCCCCAGGACTACGGTTTGCAGCATAGGCGTTATCCAGCATCGAAAAAACATATTCCGATGGGATAGGCCGGTCCTGCCACCATTGGATGAGGGCCTGCTTCAACTCCTTTGACATAGGGAGATAATCTGACCTAACCGAACCGTCCCTTGTTTTTCCCGTAGTGAGCCTGATCACGCCTTCACCAAAATCTACATCTGACCATTTCAATCCAAAGACCTCACCCCTGCGAGCGGCCAGGTTGATGAAGGTGGTGAGCATTACCTTATCTTGCCCCTCTGCGATTGCCAGGACCTTATCAAAGTCCTCTTCAGAGGGAACATAACGAGGCTGCCGCTTTTCCTTGAACCGCTGAACAGCGGTAAAAGGATTCATCAAGTTAGGAAAACCGTCAATGAATTTCCGACCCCACTCCCAGGCCGTGCCTAAGTTCTGTCTATCTTTATTCGCAGCATACCCGGATTTTGAGTCATACCGGCGCTGCAAAAAGGCCAGGGCTCGGGAAGGTGTAAGTTCAGTAATTTCACAATTCCCGCACAATTCAGCCAGGCGCCGGAAGGCCCCACGCTTTTTATCGTAGGTCTTTTTGGTGCATCGGCGCTGAACATCATTCAGGTATGCGGTGGCCCAATTACCCATGGTTAAAGATTCCGTGCGGGTCTGCGGCTTCTTGCTCTCTTCCCGGATGCGCTTTTTTTCCGCCTCCTCCCATAAGATCGCCTTGCGCCGTTCCCGCTCTCCCTGGCCGAACCATTTCGTTGCAACTGTCCGGCCCTCGACTTTTACAATCCCCCTCCATCTTAGAATTCCCCGGCGCTTCGTTTCTGTCGGCATATACTAAACTCCTTATCCGATTTTCGAAGAACCGCCAGCATCCCGGAGCAACCTCTACGCCGCCAAGACGTTCAGGATACTTCCTAACCGTTCGAGCGTCAATACCAAAAAGAGCGGCAACATCTGAGGCTCTGAGTGGTGCGCCAAGCTCGGTTTGAAGTTCTTCAAGGCTCATAAGGGTCTATCTGCTATTTTGCAAATTTAGGGTTCCAGCGATTTGCAATTTCGCAAATATAGAGATTTGCTATTTCTTGAAGCCTCTCTTTTGCAAACGCTACCCCGGCCAGGTGGGGGGGTATGGAGATTTTTCATGGCTCTTGGATAGGTTTCCCACAATGAGGGCAGACAGTGGCCAACTTCTGCTCATTATAGTGAGCAACCCGACATTTTTTGCTGTGGTACTTCTGACCGCGCCGTTTCGGTTTGATGATCACCCCGCAGGGTTCCCACTCACATTTTCTCTCAGGTAAATCCAGGGCCATTGCCTGCCTCTCAAATGGGTTTTAAAAAAGCGCTTTATAAAACGCCCTTGGGGAGATTTTCAAGAGCTCGGCTACTTCTTCCACAGTAAGGAGAGAGGAGGACATCGGACAATTTAACTCCCTGGGATAACCGTGATGGCTTATATATAGGCCACTGTGTCCCCTTTGTCAACCAGAAAAGAGATTTTCTGTCCCTCTCTTAAAAATATCAATAAGCCTGGGAAGATGGATAATCAGGCCAAAGGGGGAGCGAAGAAACGTATGGTAAAACCACTCAACTGTATGGTATAACCAAACAGTCATGGGAACCCTGAGTGATATATTGTCCTCGCGGGTGCGAGCGGAAATCTTTCGGCTGCTCTTTGGCTTAGACGAAAAAGAAGTGTACCTGCGGGAGATGGAGAGGCAGGCCAGTCTTTCCCTGGGCACCATTCGGCAAGACTTGCAGAAGCTGTTAAAGCTGGATCTGGTGACGACCCGCCGGGATGGTAACCGCCTCTACTACCGGGCCAACACCGAGCATCCCCTGTACCCGGATATCCGCAAGCTGGTCTTGAAGACCGCCGGTTTGGTGGAGATTTTCAAAAGCGTTCTGGACCGGGACGGCGTGGAAGTGGCCTTTGTCTTCGGGTCCCTGGCCAGCAGCAGAGAGAAAGCGGCAAGCGACGTGGACCTGATGGTGATCGGCACCATTGGCCTCCGTGCATTATCGAGTTGGCTGTCAGGAGTCTCGGAGCAAATTGGCCGGGAGATCAACCCCCACACCATGAGTGTGGAAGAGTTCCGGCAACGGAAGCAAAAAGGCGATCATTTCCTATCCAAGGTCATGGAATCGCCAAAGCTTTTTATCACCGGTCGTGTTAGATGGGGAGATAGCGGTGTCCTGTAACCCGAGAACCGCTTCGATGCCATTATGCCTTCTGGGAGACACTTGAGATAAAACTGACCATGAAAGATGCTAAAATTGAAATCCCAGAAAGTATAATCAATTTTGTATGGTCTATTTTATCCGAGATATGTCATATTACGGCCGATGAGCTTACCAATTGCAAACCAAATAAAGTGCAATTGATCAAGGCATTAAGGGAGATTGATGGTCTTGCTATAGAAGCTATTGGCAAAATCGCTACTTTTCATAATAAATTGACAAAGAAAGTAGATTAATCTGATCATATTGTAATCAATATTCTTGCCATCTAATTTATATTGGATTGCTATTATGAACATCTATCTTGCCGGACCATTGTTTTCCAAAGCTGAAAGAAACTGGATTCGAACAATTAGACACCATATTTTAGCATTTGCCAAGAAACAACCAATGGAAATTCATATTGTCTGGCCATATGAACTAATTTCCCAACATGAAATCGAGTCTATGGGTGCTAAAGCAATCCATGAGATATTCTCACGAAATAAATCGAAGTTGGATACTGCAAACATATTAATAGCAGTTTTAGATGGCACGCAAGTAGACGATGGAACTGCCTGGGAAATTGGATATTTTTTTGCCAGGAAATCGGTAGGATCTAAAATAATTGGTATCAGAACTGACTTCAGAAATGCCGGAGATTTAAAACATTCCACGATAAATTTAATGATTGAAGCGTCTTGCAATAAAATTGTTACCTCAATTAATGATCTGTTGGCTGAATTGATATGATGACAAAGAATTATTGTAGGTTATATCTGAAAGAAATATTTCAGCGAAAATTATACTACCGTACCGTCAAGCAGATAGTTCGGCTTTAAGAGCATAAGGCCTTATCTGGTTTGGTTCGTATCTGCCCTTCATGCTCATATAACCACGCGGCCAATGGTAGAGGGTAAAAGAATTTTCCCCTACCATTTTACAACTCTTCTACCTCACCCAACTTGTCCACGACCAGATGACCCGCCCGATGATGGGGTTGTGGTCCCGCTCCTTTTTCATAACTATCGGCTCGAAATCCGGGTTGTCAGACAGGAAGAACCAGAAGCCCTCACTTTCCTTCACTCTCTTGGTGGCGCAGGCCCCTTCATATTGCTCCAGGCGCACGGCATAAATTCCTTTCTTCGTGATAGTAATCTCGGCGGGGTCGATGATGACGATGGAGCCCCGGCGGATGGTGGGCTCCATGGAGGCAGCGTCTTTGGCCAACTTGACAGCTCGCAGGTTGTGGTGCTGGCGTCGGCCGATTTCGGGCTTGTAGACCCAGACCATGGAAGTGACGTAGTCTCCGGGTATGGCTCCGGAATGACCGGCGGCGATGGGGCCCTCCACCAGGGGCACGGCAAAATACTCGTCGATCTCCAGACCCTCAGGGGGCCTGGCATACTCACCCACCACGGTGATGATGGGCTGTAGCACCTCCGGCGGGGGCTTGGGCCCGGTGAGCAACTCTTCCAGCGACATCCCCAGCCCTTCGGCCACCTTTTCCAGGTAATCCATCCGCCAGCGCCGCTTGCCCTTCAAGAAGCGGCGGAAATGGGCCGGGTCAACCCCCAGGCCGCGAGAAAAGGGCGCCAGCTTGAGCTTCCGGTCCTTGAGTAACTCCAATACCCGCCTGGAGATAAAATCCAGACCCTCGGTCTCCTCTTCATGCCATTCCCGCATAAAATTTCCCTCTAAAAGTTAGCGCTTCACCACCTCATCTAAACTCCCGAATCCATTATAGGACTTTATGTCCCCAATAGTCAAATGAAAAATGTCCAGGTTTATAAAAACGTCCCATAAGCTATTATGTCCGTTTAGATGAAAATAAAGCCTTGACACAAAGGACATATCGGCCTATATAAATTAGCCATGAAGATCAAGATTCCAGAAAAATTGGCCAGCCGCATCGGGGTTGATCGCAGCTATATCATGAAGATCAACCGGGGCACCCGCCGTCCCAGCCTGAAGACCGCCAGAAAGATCATCGAGGCCATGGAAGGTGTGATCAGCCTGGAGGACCTCCGGCCGGATATCGTTAATACGGTTCAGGAGCTTTCCCGGAAGAATGAAATCGCTAACCTGGCTTCTTGTCGAGGCGCCTCCACCCCGAAAAATTAATCCGTGCGGGAAGCCCGAGTTGGGCGCCTGGAAATGGTTGGCCCAAGATGGCAGGTTGAGGATGGAATTTGTGGATTTGCCGGCGTGGGGAGATTAGCCAGTGAGGGCCAGGAATATCAAGCCGGGATTTTTTGATAACGAAGACTTAGCTGAAGGTGGTCCCTGCGCGCAAGTTTTGTTCGAGGGCCTTTGGTGTCTGGCCGACAGAGAGGGCAGACTTGAAAACCGACCCATGAGGATCAAAGCTAAGGTATTTCCTTATTACGATCCAAAGGAGTATGGAGGCAAGGACGTTAACGATCTGCTGATTTTTCTGGCAGAGAAAAGGTTCATCAGGTTTTACGCAGTTGACGGCCTTAACCTCATCTCGATATTGAACTTCACGAAACATCAGTCGCCGCACTCGACCGAGAGACAAAGCAACCTTCCCCCAGCGGCAGAACCACCCACCAGCCACATTGAACCCACCGTAAACTACGAAGAACCTACTGGGGTTCACAGTGAATTAACGGTGAACCCACCGTTAGATAACGGTGAACAAAAACATGGCCTGCACGCAGATGCGAATGAAGCCCAAAAAAGTAAGAACGGTTTACCGCCAGGCCAACAGGCTCAGGGCAAATTGATATCGGATGATGGCAAAAAATCCATTGTAAATCATCCACTTACAATTTTAACGGTGAACCCACCGTTAGATAACGGTGGAAATCCTCCTGATTCATTGATTCATGGATTCACTGATTCATTGATTCCGGATTCTCTAGAAAAAGACTTGTCGACGGCAGAGCCGCCGACCCCCTCTTTTTCGGTTCAAGACCTGGCGATTTTGTGGAATGAAAACGCCCCTCCGGAACTGCCCAAGGTCCACATGCCTTTCAAACGTCCCCCCAAAGCCATGGCGAAACTGCGGGACGCGGTTAATCGCAATCCTGACCGTGACTGGTGGTTGCGGGTGGTGGCCAAAACCCGCGATTCCCCATTCCTACTCGGCGTTAACGACCGCGGCTGGAAGGCGTCCATTGATTTTGTCGTTGAGAATTCGGAGGTGATTTTGGACGGAAAATATGATGGCGGGAAAAAAGTGCAACCAAAAGGCTGGGAGGCCCTAAAAGAATCCATGCAAAGGAGAAAATCAGGTGCTCAATGAGCAAGTGTTCCATAAGGGGATAGCCTTGTTAATGGCGGCCTACCCCGATTACGAGTGTTCGTCTGCAACGGTGGACGTGTACCGGGAAAGATTGTGCCGGCTCACCGACCAAGAGTTTGAGGCCGCGGTTTATCGCCACATCGACACCTGCAAGTGGTTCCCCAAGATCAGCGAGCTACTCGGGGCGATCCAGTCCCTTCTTCCCTCGGCGATTGATGTCTGGACCCGGCTCATTGCCGCGGCCGAAGCCGGCGAGCAGCCGGAGATGGACGAAGCCAGCAAGAAGGCCCTGGACTTCATCGGCGGCTGGGAGCAATTCAGCATCACGTCTTATGACGACTTACGGTTTATTTTTAAAGCCTTTCGGGAGGCATACCTGGAGGCCCAGGACCGGGAAACTGGGGCCCAGGCACAGATTAGCACCCGGACTGTGCCGCAGTTGGAGGGGTGATGACCAAGAAGAAAGATTCGCCTGCGGGCTACACGCCCCCGGCTAATCTCGAGGCGGAGCAATCGGTCCTGGGCGCTATTCTGGTCAGGCCGGAGGTGCTGGATGAGGTCACCGACCTCCTGGTGGCCGAGGACTTCTACAAAGAAGCCCATGGCCGCATCTACAAAACCATGCTGGACCTCTACGGCAAGAATGATCCGATGGATCTGGTAACCGTCTGCGCCCTCTTGAAAGAGCGGAGCCAGTTGGAGGGGGTGGGGGGTGCGGTCTTCCTGGCCGGCCTCAGTGAAGAGGTAGGTTTCGCCGTCAACGCCCCTTATTACGCCAAACTGGTGCGCCAGAAGGCCATGCTGCGCCGGTTACTGGACGCCACCCAGGAGATTGCCGGGGCCTGTCTCGCGCCGGTGGATGACGCGGAGGTCTTTATTGACCAGGCTGAGAGTAAAATTTTTCTGATCAAAGAGAGCCGGGAGATTCAGGCTGCCTACTCCCTGGACGATCTGGTTCCCGAAGAAGTGAGCCGGATTGAAAAGATTTTTGAACGGAAGCGAGAGGTCCTGGGGATTCCGAGCGGATTTGTGGACCTGGACCGGCTTACCAGCGGGTGGCAGAACGGGGATTTGATTATCCTGGCGGCCAGGCCATCACATGGGAAAACGGCCCTGAGCCTGAATATGGCCTACCATGCCGCCCGCCACTCCCAGGTGCCAACGGTCTTTTTCAGCATGGAGCAGCCCAAGGAGCAGCTGGTGCAGCGCCTCCTGGCCAGCGTTGGCCAAATCAACGCCAGCCGGTTGCGTGCCGCCCGGATGGAAAGCCAGGAGTGGGAGAGGTTTTACCAGGTGGATGACAAACTGAGGGGCGTCCCAATCCAGATCATTGACAAGCCTGCCCTGACCTCCTTGGAGATACGCTCTCAGGCCAGACGTCTCAAGTCTAAACAGGGTATCGGGCTGGTGGTGGTGGATTACCTGCAACTGGCCCGGGACCCTAAGGCCAAGAGCCGGGAGCAGGAAGTCGGGGGGATTTCCCGTAGTCTGAAGGCGTTGGCGAAAGAACTGAACCTGCCGGTCATTGCCCTGTGTCAGTTAAACCGGGAGGTGGAAAAAAGGCCGAACAGGCGGCCGGTGCTATCGGATTTACGCGAATCAGGCTCGATCGAACTTGACGCTGACCTGGTGCTATTTATTTACCGAGACGAATTGTACCGCGAGGACTCCAAGGACAAGGGGATAGCGGAAGTCCGCCTGGCCAAGCATCGCAACGGGCCGACGGGGTTAGTCAACTTGGCGTATCGCAAGGAATTTATGCTTTTCCAGAATTACGTCCAGAAGGACGAGAGGGGGACGCTGTGACTCCGATCCGATTCACTATCATCTTGGCGCCCCAGTCTCAGAAGCGGGCGCGCTCCCGGGGTTTCATCATCAAAGGTGGGGGCAAGCATGGCCAGGACATCGCCAGAGGTCAGACTTATACCCACGAGGACCAGCGGACCGAGCAGAACAAGCTCATGGCCCTGATGTATGAGCATCGCCCTCCGGTGCCATTCCAGGGACCCGTTGCCCTTGGCATGAGAGCGTTCCTGCCGATCCCCAAAAGCAAATCTAAGAAATGGCAGGCCGCGGCCATGGCCGGCGAGATCAGGCCCATCACCAAACCGGATACCGACAACCTGGTCAAGCAGATCACGGATTGCGGTAAGGGGATTTTCTGGAAAGACGACAAGCAGATTGTCGGTCTCCATGCGGAGAAATGGTATGCGGAGATTCCGCGGTGGGAAGTAGAGATCGTGTCATGCGAATCTAACCAGGGGACTGCACCGGGAGCCTGAAATGCCACACATGGAAGCCCCAGCCTCCCCGCCAGTCATATATGTGCACGTGGAGTTTTACCGGGGAGTCAAGGCCATCGCTAAATTTCTGGGAGTCCATGAGCGAACGGCTCAGGCCTTCCTCCATGATGGCAAAATACCGGGAAAGAAGGATGGAACCGGAACGTGGGTGTTGACGAACCTCGACTATTTTACGTCTTTGCAGAGGTGACTATGACCAAATCTGAACGCCGGCGCTTAAAGTTCATGCTCCTGGCGGCGGCGTCGGCGCTGGAAGACGGGGTGTCGCCATTGGGGCCGGTGTTCAGAGCTGAACATGAGGTGACTCTGGCAGAGGGGTTGAAGATGGTGGAGGCAATAGCCTTCGGCATCCGCTATTGGGTTGCTGACGCGTTTGCGGAGGAGTGATATGGATTACCCAAGTGACGCAGATTTAGACTTTATCAAGAATTATAGCCTAAAAAAATTAGGCCCAATACCATTGATCGACCATATCGCTGGTCTCTGGCATTGGCAGGATTATTTCAAATGGGAGTATGGGAAGCTGGAACTCCACACCGGCGGCTGGTCTGGGAATGAAGACATCATTGAAGCGCTGATGCCCACTGAGTTTTGGCTATTTTATTGGATAAAGTCAGAACGTGGTGGGCATTTTTATTTTGAAATTCCAGAAAAGGAGTCTGATTGATGCGCGCCGCCATCATCATCCTGGCGCTGGCTTGCTTGCCCGCCAGCATCTCCCAGGCCCAGCCCTGGCTGGCAGCGCCTCCCCAAATAGGGCAGCTTTCTATGCCGCAAATTTATTGGGACTGGACCTTGGAAGCCGCCCAAGAGCACGGCGTGAGCCCCTATGTCATCCAGGGCTTTATGGCCATCGAAAGCAGGTATGACCCGGCCGCTATGTCAGGCCGGGGCCGGTGCATCGGCCTGATGCAACTTGACCGGGGCGTCGCCCGGGGCCTGGGAGTGGACCCCTGGAATCCGCGAGAGAACATCCACGGCGGCGCTCGGGTCCTGGCCGGCCTCCTGAAAAAGCATCGGGGGGATCTGGCCCGAGTGGCACGGGCCTACAACGGCCCCGGTTGCCCCCCGGCCTATGTGCGTGAGGTGCTCCGTGCCGTCAGACAAGCGGAAAAGACAGGAGCCGAGAGTGTCGGGCAATGAACAGGCGCCGAGATATTTCGCGGGGATCAAGTGGGGTCTTGATAACCCCACGGTTCTATTGGTGGCAGCTTATAGCCCCCCGCCGACGGACCATATCCACATCATGAGAGAGCTTTTCGAGAGCAATTTATTATTCGACGACCTCCTGCCCATCGCCAAGGCCTGGGCGGTGGAGTTGCATATTCGTAAGTTTTTCTGCGATCCCCGGGAGCCGGAGTTCATCAAGCGGATGCGGCGCCAGCGGTTACATGCGGTGGCGGCTCTGGAGGAACTGGGCCTGGCCCGGAACCTGTTGGGGAAAAGGCTCGCGAACTACAAGCAAGGCATCCCGGGCGGAATCACCATTTCCCGGGAGTGCCCGAAGACGATTCCCGAATTTATGAAATACCGGATGCCGGAGCGGGACCCCCGGCGGCCATTCCGGGACAAACCCCTGGATATGGACAATTACGGGATTTCGGCGCTGCATTTTCTGATCCTCGGGCTGGCAAACGAGGTAGTGCCGAGGGTGAGGTGGTTATGAAAAACGGAACCTTATTATGCAAGTGCGGCGAACCGGCAGAAAGGAATGAGCATGGGGAACTCTTTTGTAGAGACTGTGCCCAGACTTCAAGCCGAGGAATAAGAAGTAGGCTGGGACGGATAAGACGTGGGTTCAAGTTTTACGGTGGGAAAACCCTTCACCAGCACCTTAATGACCGCAGGGAATGAGGTGGCAATGATCTTCACCAGTAACTTCAAAATCGCCGGTAATCTCCCCCAGGCAGTGGCCATCTCCCTGGGAGTCCCCCGGGGTTGGCGGGGGTGCCGATATAAGGCGCTGGCCCCGCCCCGGGACCTGATCAAAATCATGGAACCGGAGAGGTTTATTCCCCTTTATCGGGCTCAGGTCCTGGACCTATTGGAACCCATGAAGGTGATCCGGGACCTGGGCGGCGACAATTTTGTCATGCTGTGCTGGGAGGCTCCCGGCGAGTTCTGTCACCGCCGGGTGGTGGCGGCCTGGATGCGGAAGTTAACCGGAGTCCTGGTGGAGGAGTTTATCCCCACCAAAAGAGGGCATGCTGAATGGCTGCGCGGCCTCCAGGCCCCCAAGCCCTATGAACCCATAGACGAGACTATCCCGGACTGGCCGGGGGCGTGAGGGGGCTGTGATGAGACGCAAGGTGCTTCGCTGTCACTGTGGCGCCCGGCATAATGTGCCCGAGGGCGCCGTCCGTATCGAATGCCCGAAGTGCGGCAGGGTCTTTGGCCAACCCAAGCCGGCCCCAAACCAGACCCGGGAGATGGAAAGGCGCCGGAGGCGGATGGAGAAGAAATGATTTTACAGGCGGGGACTCGTGGTGAGGGCATCACCGACCAGGTGGTGCTGGTGGTCCGATTCCACCGACCCGCTCCATAAGGATTCACCATGAGCTTCATCGGATCGGTCAACGCCGAAACCAGAAAATGGCTCGGCAATAACGGCCCAGCCTTCGAAGGCCGGCAGGTGTATGTGGGTTGCAGCGGAGCCTTCACCGTAGAGCAGCTCCTCACCCGCTACGCGCCCAAGGCCAAACTTTGGGGGAATGACGTTTCGCTTTACTCCGGGGTCCTGGGGGCCTACCTGGCCGGGCAGCCATTCCGTCTGGATGTCCGGGAGGAGAAATTCGCCTGGCTGGAGCCCTACCTAGCCGACGAGGAGGCCAAGGCCGCCACAGTGATGGTGCTTTTCGAGATGCTGAAATATGAAAAGGCGAACAACCTGTTTAAGCAGCGCCACTGGATGCACTACCTGAACACCTTCGCCGACTTTCACCAGGGCACCGTGGCCAAACTCCGGGAGCGCAAGAAAGAGACCCGGATGGAGGCTTACACCTCCCGGGATATCTTCGACCTCCTGGATGAAATCCCGAAGGATGCAGTGGTGATCGCCTTCCTCCCCACCTACGCCGGCGGCTACGAGCGCATGTTCAAACGCCTGGAGGAAATCTTTGACTGGGACACCCCCAGCTACGGCATGATCGATGAGGACCGCAAGAAGCGCATCCTGATCAAGATGATGGAGCGGGATTACCTCTATCTGGACGACCATGAGTGGAAGGGCATGCCCATGGTGGCGGTGGTGCGCAAGGCCCGGATGAAGCCGGTCTACATTTACTCGAACATGACGGCCCTGCATCGGGGGGTGATGAAGCAGCAGCGTCATTCGGAGTTTGTGCCTTTCGCCCGCCTGGGGGACGGAGACGAGATCACCCCGGCCTCAAAGCTCGTCATCGCCCCGACTACCAACCGAATCGTGAACTACTACCGGGACGTGTACCTGTCCAAGGGGGTGGGCATCCCGGCGGACGGCGAGGTCCCGCTGGTTTTGGCAGTAGACGGCAAGGTCTTCGGGTTTCTGATCTACTCCCGGATGCAAGGGGGTGGGGACGTGTATCTGTTGGCCGACTTTGTGGTCAACTCCACCCGTTACCGGCGCCTGGCCAAACTCCTGCTCCTGGTGACCCAGACCCGGGAGGTGCGCCGGCTCCTGGAGGAAAAGTTCTTCCTGGAAATCCCCAAGTGCCGGACCATGGTGTTCACTGATAAGCCGGTGTCCATGAAGTACCGGGGCCTCTATGAACTGGCCCGGCGGGACCCGGGGAAACTGGTCTATGAGACCGAGCTGGGCATTCACGATTTAAACGAGGTTATCCCCCTATGGCTGAAGAAATTCGAGAAGTCCTGAACCTGCTCAATGAGAAGCTGGCGGGCCTGTTCCCTTACCGGTTAGAGATGGCGACCCCTGGAGAGCTGAAGCTCCTGGAAAAGAACGCCCGGTACATGAAGGCCGAGCAGTTCCAGAGCCTGGTGGAGAACATCAAGAAAGACGGCAACCTGTCCTCCCTGCCCCTGTGCTACCGGGAGAAGGATGGCAAGCTCCGGGTGCTCTCCGGCAACCACCGGGTCCAGGCGGGCCGCCAGGCCGGGGTGGAGCAGATATTGGTGATGGTGGTGGGCGACGAGAAAGATGCCGATGAGCGCCTGGCCATTCAACTATCCCATAACGCCATCGCTGGCCAGGACGACTTGGTGATCCTGAAGGAGTTGTGGGAGAGCATTAACAACGTCCAGTCCAAACTCTACGCCGGGTTGGACTCCGACACCGTGAAGGCGCTGCAGGGGATCCAGTTCGCTGCCATCGCCGAGCAGCGGCTCCAGTACAAAATAGTCACCTTCACGTTCCTGGGCCATGAGGTTGAAAACCTGGATGAGCTGTTTAAGGCCATAGGGGTGGCTTTTGCTTCGGACGTAGTTTACCTGGCAACCCTCGAAGCCTACGCCCCTCTTTACGAGCTGATGTTGAAGATCAAAAAGCACTGCCTGATCAAAAACACCACCGCGGCGTTCATGAAGTACAACGAGTTGGCCCAGATCGGGTATGACCAGATGGTGAAGGTTGAATCAGAGCAGGGAGGAGCAGCAGACTCCGGGGAGGTGGTGATTATTGAGGGCGGTCAGGAAGTTTACCAGAACTGCCGGGTTGGAACTTTACCAGTGGCGGGGGGAAACAAACCAGTGCGTCATCGCTTCATGGTTAGGTGCGATAATCTGCATTGA